TCTGCAGTGAAGATTCTGGCAGATTCCCGTTCCCGCGGCGGCCGACGAGAGTTATACTACAAGTGGACTTGGCTATCGAACCAGCCGAGGAGGCCGAGGTAGGATTCTGGGTGTACGGGAAGGTGACGCGATGACTAGGGCTCTGAGGAACATCTTTCGGGGGATTGGCTCTGTGCTTGAGATTCTTCCGAGCGGGGCTGCAACTGCACGCGAGCGATCGTTTCCCTGCCAAATGAACGACGCGCAAGCTCTGCGCAGCGATTGGGCACAGGTGGGCCACGACATAGGGGTCGCGGCCAGCAAGTTCGCCGACGAGAACGGTGACCATGGCTGCAAAGCGTAAGCGAAGGAACAGCCAGCTTCCAAAGCAGGTTAATAGCAAGAGCTCACGGCGAGAGTCGGCTCCCTCGGCGCAGATGCCGGAGGGGAAGATCACTTCAGTTGAGATGGCCTTCCAGGGGCCGATACCGCCTCCACAGGTTCTCAAGGGATACGATCAACTCATCCCCGGTGCAGCAGATCGGATTCTGACGATGGCTGAGAACCAGTCGGCTCACCGCCGACAAATGGAGACCAAGGTCGTCGACGGACAGATCGAAGACGACCGGGCCGAGCGGCGCGAGGCAAGGCTGGGACAGGTATTTGCTCTAGTGATCGTAGTCGCTGCCATGGTTTGCGCGGTGCTGATCAACTGGCTGAACCCGGGGTTGTCCGGAGGGATCAGCAGTTCCGTGATAGGTGGCGGCGGTCTGGTCAGCTTGGTGACGGTGTTCATCCTTGGCAGAAGAGCCAAGTCACCAGAGGCAGAAGAGACTCCCGACGAGCAATGATAAAGCGCGGCCCTTGTCCCGGCAAAGGACGAGGATACAGGGACCCGGATTAATCGCGCCAGGGGGCTCCTCCTGTCGAACCATGCAGATCGAGTACGTCACCCCCGACTCGCTGGTGCCGGCGCCGTACAATCCGCGGGCGATCGACGAGGCGGCCCTGAAGCGGCTGACGGCGCTGCTGGAGACGCACGGGTTCGTCGATCCGGTGATCGCCCGGCGGGAAGACCGGCTGCTGATCGGCGGGCACCAGCGGCTCAAGGCCAACGCCCGGCGGGCGGTGCCCGACGCGAAGGTGCCGTGCGTTTTCCTCGAGGGGGTCAGCGACGAGCAGGCCAAGGCCCTGAACATCGCGCTGAATAACCCCGGCGCCCAGGGGCAGTATCAACCGGACCAATTGGCCGAACTGCTGGCCGAGTTGGATCAGACGGAATTGAACCTGCCGGCGGCCACCGGCTTTCGGCGGGACGATATCGACGGCATGATCGCCGCCCTCGACGCCGGCGCCCTGGACGATGACGTCACGATTCCCGAGGCCTTCCAAGTGGTCGTCGAGTGCAACGACGAGCCGCACCAGCGGCGGCTGTTCGAGCGGCTGACGGCCGAGGGGCTCAAATGCCGGTTGTCGATGCTGTAGTCCAATGCCCCGTGCACGACAGTTTCCGCGTGCAGCAGGTGGCGGGGCTGTTCGACGTGGCCTTGCCGAAAACCGCGCGGGAGCAATTCACCGTCGAGGTGCCCGACCTCGCCGAGCCGTGGCGCGTGGGCGCGATCGTGGGCCCCTCCGGCAGCGGCAAGAGCACCATTGCCCGGCGGGCCTTCGGCGGGGCGGTACATGAGGCCCGCCCCTGGCCGACCGACAAGGCGGTCATCGACGGGTTTGGTGACCTGCCCATCAAGACCATCACCCGTACCCTCACGGCCGTGGGGTTTTCCAGCCCGCCGGCGTGGATCAAGCCGTATGTCGTGCTGAGCAACGGCGAGCGTTTCCGCTGCGACCTGGCCCGCGCCCTGCTGAGCGACCGCGACGTTGTGGTCTTCGACGAGTTCGCCTCCGTGGTGGACCGGACGGTGGCGAAGATCGGCTCGGCCGCGGTGGCCAAGGCCATTCGTTCCGGCCGACTGGCCCCCAAGGGGCTGGGCAAACGTTTCGTGGCCGTCTCATGCCATTACGACATTCTCGAATGGCTCGGCCCCGACTGGGTCGTGGACATGGCGACCTTCCAGTTGGCCCGGGGGTGCCTTCGACGGCCGAAGATCACACTCCGCATCTTTCGTTGCAGCCGTGAGGCGTGGCGACTGTTTGCGAAGCATCACTATTTGAGCGGCAGCTTGCACAGCGCGGCCCAGTGTTACCTGGCCACGTGGGAAGACGCCCCGGTTTGCTTTGTGGCCGTGCTCCAGGCCGCCGGGCGCCGGCACGCCGTGCGGGTCACGCGACTGGTCACGCTGCCGGACTTCCAGGGCGTGGGTATCGCCGGGCAAACACTCGACGCGGTGTGCGAACTGTATCGGCGGCGCGGCAAGCGGGTGGGCATCACCACCGGCCATCCGGCGATGATCGCCCACCTGCGGCGCAGCCCGAACTGGCGGACGGTGAAGTTCTCCCCGTGCGGCCGCGGGCGAAACACCAACCGCCGCTTGGCCGGCAGCGAGTCGACCGCCCGGGCCGTCGCGAGCTTCTGTTTCCTCGGCTCACGCGACAGCGGATGAAGCGAAACATCGACGACGAAGAACTGATCCTGGCCATCGCCAAGGCCGAGCACGGCTGCGCCCACATTGCCGACGCCTTCGGCCTGACCGAGGTGGAGGTCGCGCGAATTTCCCGGGGGGAGCTTCGTCCGGACCTGCAACCGCGAATCAACGCCGCCGCGGCCGAGTACCTCAACGCCGCCCGCCGGCTCGGTTGGCGCGGTGCCCGGCCCGCGGTGGGTGTGCTGCTTCGCCTGACCGACGAGAAGGCCGAAGGCGTCAACGCCGAAACCCGGCGAAAGGCCGCCGCCGACCTGCTGAAGTACGCCTTCTCCGACATGGCCAAGGCCGATCGCCCCCCAGCCGGGGAGAACCCCTTCCCCGGCCTGTCCGCCGAGGAATACGCCGACATCGCCGCCAAACGCGGGGGACCCAACGACTAGTGTGGAACGGCCGCGGACCCGCCGACAGCTTTGGGGCTTCATCTCGATTCACTTCGGGATCGACCTGCCGTGGAAGGTTTTCACCCCCGGCCACAGCAGCCCGTTCGACTTTGTCGCCGAGGGGTTCTTCCATCCGCGGCGTGACGTGCTGGCCTGGGCCAACCGCCGGGGGATCAAGACGCTGGCGGCGAGCATCTTGGCGGCGCTGGAGTACCGCTTCTTCGCGTCGCCGGTCAAAGGGCGCGTGCTGGCCGGCAGCGAGGACCAAGCCCGGACGCTGTATGAGTATTGGCAGCAGTGGTGCTGGGGGCTGCTCCGCGATCGGCTGGCCGCCGAGCCCGGGCGGCTGATCACGCGGCTGGACAACGGCGACTTCGAAATCCTCGCCGCCTCACCCAAGCGGGTACGCGGACCCGGCATTCAACGGCTATTCTGGGACGAGGTCGACGAGATCGACCCGTCGATCCTCGCGGCCAGCATCGGCACGCTGACCAGCCTGCACGGGGTCGCCGCCCGGGTGGTGGGCACCTCCACCTGGCACCAGGCCCACGGGCCGATGGGTGAGTTGGTCGCCTCGGCCGAGGCGAAGGGCTTCTCCCTGCACAAGTGGAACATTTGGGAGTCCATCGCCCGCTGCCCGCCGGAGCGCCACGGCCACGGCCGCGGGTGCCAGGCCTGCAAGCTGGGGCCGGCCTGCCTGGGCAAGGCCCGGCAGATCGATCCACGGGCCCGGGTGGGGGTGGCCTCGCAGGCATGCGGGCTGTTCGCCGTCGACGACGCCGTCAAGCAGTATTCCCAGTGGTCCGCCCGGCAGTGGGCGGCCGAGGCCGAATGCCAGCGGCCGGCGATGGAAGGGCTGGTGTACCCGCAGTTCGACCGGCGGGTGCACGTGGCCGCCGATGTGGACTTCGACGAAAACCTGCCGATCTTCCGGACCATCGACTGGGGACTGAACGATTTCGTCTGCCTGTGGCTCCAGGCCGACAAGCACGGCCGGACGCGTGTGGTGGATGAATACTGGTCGACCCAGGCGACCGTCGCCCAAAACGCCAAGGCCGTCGCCGCCAGGGACGCGGGCACTCGCGTGGAGGCCACCTATTGCGACCCGGCCGGGCGAAGCCGGAGCGACCAGACCGGCTACAGCGATATCGACGTCTTCGCCGCCCATGGCATCCGCTGCACCTACACGCTGGCCCCGTGGGCCAGGCAGGTCGGCGGGGGCATCAACCTGATTCGCGCCGCCCTGGTCCCGGCGGCCGGGCCGCCGCGATTCTTCGTGGCGGGTGCGTGCGAAAAGCTCATCAAGGCGTTCGAGTCGTACCGGCTGCGGCAGGTCAACGGGGAATACCTCGACGAACCGATCAAGCCGCAGGCGTGCGACCACCCCATGGACGCCCTGCGTTACTACTTCGTCAACCGCCACGGGCCCGTGCGAGCCCAGGCCAAACCGTTGGGATACACCGGATGACCGAGTTCGATCCGTTCCAGGCCAGCCCGCTTTACGACCGCCACGCTCCCCGCTGGCAGCTCGAGCTGGACGTCAGCGAGTTCACCCTCGATGTGGTAGCGGGGGGAGCGTACCTGCGGCGGTTCTCCGACGCCGAGCACCCCGACGACTACGCCTACCGTCGGAGCATGTGCTGCCCGTTGGACATGTGCCGCGACGGCGTGCGGATTCGGGTGGATAACCTGTGGCGCACCGGCCCCAAGCGTGACATTCGGCCGGGCCAATACGCCGAACTGCTCGCCCGCCTCGTGGCCGACGCCGACGGGGACGGGACGCCGCTGGACGCCTTCATGCAAGGGGCGTGCTGGGACATGTATGTCACCGGCGTCGACATCGTCACGCAGGTCACCGCGGCCGACGGGCGGCGTTTCGAGACCGTCGCCGACGAACGGGCCGCGGGGCTTCGCCCGTATTTCATGCGGTTCGGCCCGCTGCAGCGGCCCGACTGGGCGGTCAACGGCTCGGGCAACTTCACCTGGGCCCGCTACTGCCTGGGCGCCCAGCCGAGGGCCGACGAACGCGACGCCGGCGAGGCCGTGGTAACCCACTTCCTGACGCTCACCGCCGACCGCTGGCGCCGGTGGCGGGCCCGCCGGGCCGCCGATGGCGCCGGGAAGACCGCCGTCGAACTGGTCGGCACCGGGGCCAACCCGCTCGGCCGGCCGCCGATCATCAAGCTGTACTTCTCCGAGTCCCGCAAGGGTGGCCAGGGCGGCGTGCCGCTGTCGCTGTTGACCCGGCCCGCTCTGGTGGCCAAGGTGGCGATGGACCTCAAGAGCCAGGCCGACGCCGACCTGCTGGCGGCTGTGACGCGATGGATGCTCTCCGGGGCCGGTGCCGAGGAACTGCCCGACACGTACGCCCCCGGGGTAGTGTGGAAGATTCCCAACCCCGAGGCCCGGCTCACCGTGGCTCAGGGCGACGTGGCCCACATCGCCGAGAAACGCCAGTGGCTGCTGCTGTACCTCGCCGAGATCCTCCGCCTGCTGAAGTTCCGCGGCGGCATGGCCGAGATCAACGCCACCGCCGGCTCGGGGCTCAAGCTCGCCATCGAGCGGACCGACCTGGACAACGAACTCCGCGCCACCGCCGCCCGCCTCGAAGCGACCGAGTTGGAGATGATGCGCCAGGCCGTCTGCCTGGTCAAAGGCGTCCACATCGCCCCCGAGCGGGCCGCCGAGGAGCTGGGCTACAGCGTCGGCTACAACCGCGACTTCGTCCTCGATCCGGTCGGCGAGATGCTCGAGAACATCGGCAAGTGGGTCCGCGGCTGCTCGGCCGTGTCGACCGACGTCAAACAGATCACCCGCGAGATGCTCCGCCAACTGACCAACATGCTCTGCCGCGACGGCACCGACGCCTACCGCGCCGCCATGGCCGAAATCGACGCGGCGGCCCTGGCCGGCGAAGCGCCCTCGCCGGGCTGAGCGCGATGGGGTGACCAGTGTGTCCCCTTTCCCGGCCCGACCGGGCCGCAGGAGATCCCACCTTCATGACGCATGAGACTGAAAGCACTGTCGCGCCGACCGGACGGGAGGCGCAGGAGCCGATCGACGTTTCCGCCCAGGCGGACGCGGCGGCCGGCGGCTCGGATGAGCCGAATGAAGAGGCGCGGGAGGTTGTCTCCCGCGCGGAGTTGGCCAAGGTGATCGCCGAGCGACAGGCGGCGAAGGACCGGGCCCGCAAGGCCGAGCAGGCATTGACGGCACTGCGGGAGCAGTTGCCGGATTCGACCGAATCGACGGCCGGGCAGGATTGCGCGGCCGGGGATGAAGGGTTGGCCGTGGCCGACCCGGCCGGCTCACCGGCCGCATCGCCCCAGCCCCCCGACGGGGAGCTATCGGCCCTTCGAAAACGGCTGCGAAGCCGGGAAGACCAGTTGGCCGGCATCCTGCGCGACCAGCGGCTTCGTACGGCGGCCGCCAAGGCCGGAGCGGTCAACCCCGACCAGATGGTGGCCATGCTGAGGTCGCACGTGGTGATGGCCGAGGGGTCCGACGGGCAGTTCGCCCCGGGCATCCTCGATGCGTCCGGCCGGCCGTTGTTGGACGACAACGGCTCGCCGATGGGCCTGGAGACGTTCGTGGCCCGTTTCCTGTCGCAGCCGGACAACGCCAACCTCCTGCGGTCATCGTCGGCCCCCGGCAGCGGCGCCAAGCCGGCCGGTGGCTCGACAGGCGCCGAGGTGGCCCCCCGCACGCTGGCCCAGTTCAACGCCCTGCCGCCCGAGCGGCGGCGGGCGGTGGCCCTGGGCATTAGCCGGCAGCAGCGCCAGGCCCTGCTGGGCCTGACGCCGTCGGCCGAAGCGGGGTACCTGTAACCGCGACGGCCGCCCGAACGGGCACCGCCGCTCTGGAAACTTGAAAGGAACTTGATCGAAGATGGCACAGACGACTACCTCTACGTTGCAGTACTCCCTGCCCACCGAGCACATCGTGGCCGCGGTGGTCACCGAGGCCAGGCCCTTCAACATCGTTGCCCCGCTGGTGCTCAACGAGATCCAGCCCAAGGGTGAGGGCAGCACGTGGCAGAAGGTGATCCTGCCGACCACCGCCGCCGCGGCGGTGACCGAGGCCAGCGACATCACCGCCGGCGCGCGGACCGTCAGCCGGGTGTACACCCAGATCTCCGAGGTCGGGCTGTCCACCGAACTGACCAAGCTGGCCGAGGAGACCTCCCGCCTGGAGAACCAGGTCCTGTTGTGGGCCGAGAGCCAGGGCCGGGCGATCGCCCAGAAGGTCACCGGCGACCTGTGCGCCCTGTTCGCCGACCTGAACGGCTCTTCGGCGGTGGGCACCTCGGGGACCGACATCGCCGTGGCGGACTTCGTCGAGGCGATGTACACCCTCGACAACAACAACGCCCCGGGCCAGAAGCGCTGCGTGCTGCACGCGCGCCAGGTGGCGGACCTGTTCACCGCGCTGACCGGCACTGGGGCGGTCTACCAGAATCTGCCCGAGTTGATCCGCCAGGGCGTCCTGCCCGAGGGCCAGCCGGCGGCCGGGTTCGTCGGCCAGCTCTTCGGCGTGCCGATCTACCAGACCACCGAGGTGGATCTGGTCAACACCAGCGCCGACCGCTGCGGGGCGATGTTCACGGGCCAGGCGATGGCCTTCGTGCAGCTTCGCCCGGTCACGGTCGAGTACGACTACGACGCCTCCAAGCGGGCCCGCGAGGTGGTGGTCACCGCCGCCTACGGCGTCTGCGAGGTCGTCGACGGCTACGGTGTCCCCATCGAGACCGACGCGTAGCGACCCCCTCCGGGCCGGCCGGGGCCTTTCGGTGCCCCGGCCGGGCCCGGCACCGGTCGTGCCGCGCGTTCCCCCAACGACGGACTTCGCCCTTCCGCTATCCCGGGACCCACGAGAAAGGACCTCCATGCAGACCTACGAGCTGACCGAGCCGGAACGGGGACAATACGAGGAGATCGCCGCCCGGATCACCACCCACGGCGGGTTGTACCACGTCGACCGAGACGGCAACCTGCTGCTGGACGGGGCCGGCAACCCCGTGCCGCTGGACTACGTGGTGCTCCGCTCGCGGCGATTCCTGGTGGACCCGGGCGGCGTGCTGTGGCGATTCTTCGCCGAGGGCTCGGCAAAAGACCCGGGCGCCCCGGGCGGCGGCGGCGCCCCGTGGCGGAACAACCGCGTGGAGATGTGGACCGGCCGGTGGCGCGCGGTGGTCGGCCCGGACGGCGCTGTTACGTACGCCAAGCAACTCACCGCTCGCCCGATCGACAAGCGGATCAACGGGCATCCGGGAATGTCGAACATCGACTGGTACCGCAACGTCAAAGGGTACAAGCATCCCTTCGACTCCCCGCACGCCCCGAGCGAGCAGGACATTCGCCTGCTGCGGCGCCGGCGTGACGTTACCGCCGGCGAGGTCCGCGCCCGTATGGACGGCGAGCTGGCCAAGGCCGGCCTGGTAACCGCTCCGGCCCCCGAGGCCACCCCTGCCGGCGAGGTCGTCGGAGGGCCCGCGGCGCCAAGTGCCGTCAAGGCCAAGCGAAGGACCAACAAGCGTGCCACTGAACAGGACAATAGTTGATAAGACCGCCGGCGAACACATCCGCCAACTGCAGCGGATCCGCCATGTTTCCGACACCGAGAAACGAACCCTCCGTCGGATGCACGAGCGGGCCGCGAAGAAGGTGGCCGGCCGAGCCGCCCGTTGACGGTCTGGCCCATCGCCCCGCGTTCATCCTGGGCAATGGCCCGACGCTGCCGGTGGACGACCTGGACTGCCTGACCGGGCAATTCACTGTCGGTGTGAACCGCATCCTGCTCTCCGGCTTCACGCCCACGGTGCTGCTTTGGGCCGACGGCTCGGTTGCCCGTGACGATCCGGCCTACGGCGAGATGATGGACGCTTCCGGGGCGCTGCTGGTATGTGACCGCTCGGTAGCGAGGCGGCCGTTCCACGTAGGGCTCAAGACGCACGTGGGCGACGCGGCGCTGACGCACCAAAGCACGCCCACCGAGTTGTGCGTCAACGCCAGCACCGGTTGTTGTGCGGCACGGTGGGCGTTGGCCCTCGGCTGTCGCCCGGTGTACCTCGTGGGCATGGGGGCGGCCTACGATGGCGAGCGGACGGATTTCTACGGCGTCAACCCAAGGCATAAGCCGGGCCTGACGCTGCACGGGATGCGGCGGGAACTGACTCGCCTGGAGGTAGACTTTCCCGGTGTGACCCAGGCGATACCCGATGGCGTGACGCTGCGGGAAGTCGCCGCCGCGTGGCCGTGCATCGATCAAGGCGAGTTGCGGCAAGCCCTGCGGGCCGCCCTGGCGTCCCCGCAATCCGGCCGATGACAGCCAAGGAGTTGGCGTGGGCAAACAGAAGCGACAACGCGTCGTCAAGCACACCGTCAGCATCGACAGCGCCGGGTGCCGACAGGCGGTCGAGGCGCTGGCCAACGTGTCGGCCGATTTGGCCCCGCTCGCATCTGTGTGGCCGCAGTTGGACCGTGGCCGACGTCTGGCCCTGCTGGCCCAATACGGCGACCTCAAGGCCCTGGCCGCGGTCTGCCAAACCTTCGCGGAGATGTTCCATGCCGACGTATGAGCGGAAAAACTTCGCCCAGGCGGAGCCCAATACGCCGATCCACGTCGGCCAGGCGGGCAATGTCTACCGCCGCTGCAACCTGACCAACTGCCGGGTACCCGACGACGCGACGGTCGAGAAGTGCCAGCGGAGCCAGCGGCTGCGGTGGACCGAGACCGTCGAGGTCGACGTGGAAGGTCCGACCACGGGCTCACCGCCGAGCGGCGAGATGCTCTCCGTCGAGCAGCCCATGACCGCGTGGGTCGGCCGGGGCGTCAAGGGCGAAGTCACCGACGCGGCGGTCGCGGCCAAGGCGGTCGAAGAGGGGGTGTCCGATGGGTAACACCTACTACTGCGACCTGTCGGAAGGCACCTTCGCCGATCGCACCGGCGCCGACGGCACGACGAACAAGTTGACCGGCCCGGCCGGGCTGCAGGCCGCCATTCGCGGCACCGGCAACGCGACGGCCCTCGCCGCCGACGACACGCTGTACGTCAAGGGGACCGGCGACCTGAGCAGGCTCGTCCACCTCAGCCTCGGCGCCGTCATGGCGTGGAGCATCGGGGACGCCGTCCAGGACTACAACACCGGCAACGAATGGCAGGGCGTCATCGTGGAGATCATCGACAACGACGACATCCTGATCTGGCTCGATGCCGGCTTCGACGAGTCGGACATCAATGATGGCAACGGGGTCAATAACACCGACGCCGCCGAGCAGCGGACAATCGGCAGCTCCGACGCCGAAGGCATCTGGGTCGACACCAACGAGGGCGACATGGCCGCCGGGCAGCCGATCCGCCTGATCGGCACCGACGCCGATTGGAACGTGACGGCCGGCGACCGGGCGGAACTGGACGGCAACTCGTTGGCCGCCTGCGGCATCCGCATCGACGATAAGGACAGCTTCACGCTGGAGCACTTCGCGATCCATTCGATGACCGACGCGGGCGTGGGGCTGTCCAACACGGCCAACGTCTACACCTGGCACATCGTCGACTGCGACATCTACAACAACGCCGTCGGCATCGGCCGGGCGATCGGGTCGAGCAAGTACTTCTACTTCTCCCTGATCCTCGGCTGCCACCTGGACGGCAACGACAACGCCGTCGGCCAGACGACGGGCTGGCAGTACTCGACGATCCTGCTGTCGACCGCCTCGGACAATCAAACCGCCGGGGGGCGGGGCTTCCGCACGGAGAACGGGTGCCTTCTGTGGGGCTGCGCGGCCTACGGCAACGCCGACGCGGGCATCTCGGGGGCCAGCGGCGTCCACGTCGCCCAGTGCGTCTGCGACTCCAACGGCTACGGGGTGAAGGTGTTTACCAACGGCTCGGTTGTGGGCTGTCGATTGACGAACAACACGGCCGCCGGCCTGCTGGCGGACAACGCCTTCGTGGGTGACCTGTGGAACTACTACGGCGACCAGAATGGAAGCGCCGTCACCGGTGACACCGCCTATCCCAACTGGCAAGGGGTCACGACGCGGGACATTACAGCGGGAGCGCCGGGTTCGGTCGTCGAGGGGTACGAAGACCAAAGCAGCAACAAGTACACACTCGCCCTTGGCGCCGCCGCCTACCGCCAGCCGATGACCATGCTCGACGGGCTTAACACCGCCCGCTTCGCCGCCGGGCTGCCGACGCTGCCCCTCGTGGGGCCGAAAGGATAAGCCGTGAGCGTGACAATTCCCAAAGCCTCAACTAATGTTTCCCTGGTGATGGGCCTGGTGGACCCGACGACCAACGGGCCACTGACCGGGGCGACGATTACCGACCTGGACCTTGTGTATTGTCGTCCAGGTGCGGCGATAGTGGATACCAACGCGACGGCCCTGGCGCAGGTGGACAGCGCCTACGGCGCCAACAAGGCCATCGAACTCGATTCGAGCCACGCCAAGGGGGAATACCGTGTGGATTGGCCCGACGCGGCCTTTGCCTCCGGCGTGGCGGCCGTGACGTTGATCGTTCAGGACGGCAGCGAACGCCAGGTTGGACGGCTGGAAGTCAGCCTGATCGAGGACCTCGGCGCCGCCGAGATCGCCGATGCTGTATGGGACGAGACGGCGACAGGGCACACCGACGCGGGCAAGGCGGGGCAGCAGCTCTGGACGGACGTTGACCTTATCTTGGCGGACACGGGAAGCGACGGCGTGGTATTGGCCGACGACGCCATCACCAGCGCCAAGTTCGACGAGTCCACCGCCTTCCCGGTCTCCTCCGCCGACACCGGTGCCACGCAGATTGCCCGCGTGGGCGCCGACGGCGACACGCTGGAAACCTTGTCCGACCAAGTTGACGCCATCACCGTGCAGGGCTCCGGGGCCATCAGCTACACGGTGACCATCCAGGATGGGGACTCCAACGCCCTGGACGGCGCGGAGGTATGGGTGACCTCCGACGAGGGCGGCAGCAACATCGTCGCCGGCACACTGACCACCGACGCCAACGGCCAGGCGACGTTCATGCTGGACGCCGGCACGTACTACCTGTGGCAGCAGTTGTCCGGTTACAACTTCACGAACCCCGCGACATTGACGGTGAGCAGCTAATGGCAACCTCTTCAACGCATACGGGTACAGCCGCTTCCGGGTCCGCCCCGTTCGCCCGCCGATGGGAGTCGGTCATTTCCTACGAGGACCGCAGTAATTTCCACACCTCCCGCTGGCGGCTGACCGGCATCAAGACCAAGGAGGACGGCCAGAACACCGACAGCGGCGTCCTGTGGCTGAAGATGACCAAGAGCGGCGACACGGCCACCGCCACGCTGTACAAGGATGACGGTTTGGCCTCGGGGAATGCGGTCGCCACGGGTACGGCCGACGTGTCTTCGACGGATGGGACGGGAACCAACGCCGCCGAAGTTACCTTGAGCCAGTCCAACTCCAGCGGCCTTTCCGGTTCGTTCTGGATTCACCAGTACACCAATGACGCGAATGTTCCCGTACAAGTGGCCTTGTGCGTGGATGAAGACCTCGATTCCCTCTGGGACGCCATCGACGACCTGAACGGCTACGACAGCACCTACGGCATGGCCGAGTTCATCCGTTTCGCCGGGGAAGACGTGCTAGGGGCGGTGGCCAAGATGTTCAAAGATGAGCTCGGCGGCCACGGGTCGGCCGAGGCGTGGTTCATCACCGACGCATCCCGCAACTACCCCGACCTCCGCCGCATCGCCAACCCCGGCCAGCTTCGCATCGGCTGTGCTCATAGGGCGCTGGCGATTGCCCTGGGCCGGGAGCACCAGCGGGCGTCCGAGACGGCCTACAGCGAACTTCGCGACTATCACAACGCCGAATACCAGCGGGCGCTGACCTCGCTGGTCCTGGCCGTCAAGAGCGGCTCGGGCGACAACGCAGCCGCCCGCGGCGCGACCAGCAGCCACCGGCCTGCCAGGGCCTAGAGCAATAAGAGATTGAGATGTCGTATTCAGGCGTCGCCGAGGAGGAGGCTGGCAAGGAACGCAAAGCAGGCAACCCAATAGGGTTGTCGATGCAGCGTGACGCCGCCAGCCGACGCCACAGGCAGCATGAATGCGGCAGATCAAACTTGAGTTGCTCTAAGCCCGGCCGCGATCCGCGTGCACTTGACCTGAAGCGGGATCCCCTCCATGACGGCAATTACCGTAGCCAACAAAGACTGGGACATCATTGACGACCTCAGCGCGGCGCTGGCCGGCGCCACCGTGGGCGGCGCGACCGTGTTCAAGCAGGTCACCGTCGCCGTCGCGGCCGATCAGGCGAGGGAGGCCCAGTTCCGCGGCGACCACCCCATCGCGATCGTACGCTACGTCGAGAGTATCGAAGATGAATCCCCCGAGAGCATTCGCGGGTGTGCGGTCTCGGTGGCGCTGACCCTGGCGGGCAAGGTGAGCCCCCGCGGGGCCGACCAGGCCGACCGCGTCCGCGAAGCCCTGCGTCTGGCCAACGCGGCCAAGAACGCGATCGAGGCGTCCCCCCCGTCGGCGGCGCATTATTGGGGCGACGGCCGGCACTGGCGCGACAGGCTGCAATGGGGTTCCCCGCGGATCGACGCCGGCGAAGCGGCCCCGTGGGTGGTCGTCGCCCTGCCGTTGACGGTGTCGTATACCTTGGCCGACGGAACATCGCACTAACCCGCTCGCCGAAAGCCCCGCAAGGAGTTCCTCCATGGCATTCAACGTCTACCACAACCCCAAGTCCGTCCAGATCGGCAGCACGCCCATTACCGGTGTGGCGTCGGTTACGGTGGCCCAGCGGTTCGGCGAGATCCACGCCGCGGCCGACGACGACACGCACGAGAGCGTGGCCCGCTACACAACCGGCCGCACCGGCGGGACGATTACGCTGGTAGACCCCACGCAGGCCGCCGCGGCCGCCGGCAGCTCCGGCACGCTCAGCTTCGTTTGGCAGGACGTCAAGGGCGCCGCCGACAAGACCGTCACCATCGCCAACTGCTCGATCGGCCCGTGGGACGGCGTCGTCGGGCGCGATGCCGCCTCGGCCGCGACGCTGTCGTTTGTCGCCGAGTCGGCCCCGCAGGTCAGTTGATGCGCGCGGCCGAGCTGCAGCGGCTGAAGGAACTGGAGGCCACCCGCCGGCGCGCCGGCGCGGTGCATCCGGACACGTGCCCGAAACTGCACCTCGGCGGCGTCCCCTTCGCCATCCCTCCGAGGCAAGAGGGCTGGATCACCTTCCGCTTTGACTCCCACGGCGCCCACGTCGAGCCGGTGCAGGGAGAAACCTGGCCGGAGGCCCGAGCCGTCCTGGCCAGCGCGGCCATTGGCGAGAAGACCTGCCGCACCTGCGGCCGACCCGTCGGGGCCTCACTGGTGGTGGAGGCCCAGCGCGACGCGGTATTCCTCGGCCGATGCGCCACACTGGCGGTGAGGCTGCTCGCGCGGCAGTACGAGTTGAGCGATCAGGAGATCGCCGGATTGCTCCGGTTCGATCCCGGCCGTCTGCCGGAGTGGATCCCGCAAATCGTGCAGTGGGCCCACACCGGCCACACCGACCTGCCGGCCCAAGACGCCGACATTGGCTCCCGCGGCCGCCCGTCCCCGGCCAAGCGGTGGTGGCAGTTCTGGAGATCGCCATGAGCACACAACTCCACGGAAACCTCTCCCCATCGGTCGCCGAGGCCCGTCGATTCGGAGTCGACCACGAAGGCACGCTTGGCGCCGCGGGGTGGCGTGGCTCGATCCGCCATGCCGTACGGTCGATCCTGTCGGCCCGGAAGCCGGCGCTGGGAGATAAGGCGTCCTCGCCGGCGGTCGCGGCCGTCGACGAGGCGGCCGGCGCCCAAGCCGCCACGGGGATCGAGTCGCCCGGGTCTGCCGATGCCCCTGCCGCTGCCACGCCGCCGCCGGGGCCGCTGACGGCGCCCGCCCCCGACGTTGCCGATCCCACCCGGGCCATGGCCCGGGCGGCGCCTGTGCCGGAGCGGGCCGACATGGCGGCGCCGCCGGCCCCCCTCCCCGCCGCGAACATCATCCACATCGGCGTGCAGTACATGACCACGCCCGCCGACCGGGCCGGCAACGCCGCCTCGCGAATCGGCCGGCTGTAGAGAATCCTGATGGCTAACCCCACCTTCGACAACACCGCGCTGACTGCAGCCGCCGCACACAACCGCATCGGCTGCCGGGAAGCGCGGGCCTACACCGAGGCCGTCCCCGGCTGCAACGGGCTCTACGCCCAGCCCCACGGCACCGGCGGCCGGGCCCTCGCCGCCGACGGCCTGCTGACCGCCACCGGCGCCTCCGCCACGGCCGCCAGGGCCGCCGTCATGAACGCCTTCCGCCAGCGCGAAGCCCTGGCCGACGGGGACACCGTGGCCACCTTCACCGGCACCGACGGGGAAGACTACGACCACTGCATCCTCCAATCCTACACGCACGGTGCCGTCCAGGTCGCCAAGACGGGCGATAGCACCTACACGGCCTACCTGCCCGTCCACGCCCAACTGCTTCAACTGGTGCCATGAGCTACACCGAATCGGGGATTACCGTTCTGGAGGTCGTCCGGTATGACGGCGGGGTCATGCTGCGCGTGGCCAACACGAACGCCGACAAGCTGCTGCAGTGCTACGTCAACGGCTCCCTCGCCGCGTGGCAGTCCGCCGCGGCGGACCGGTGGACCGTCACGCTGCCGACCGCCGACCCATGCGACACGCTGTTCCTGCTGGCGGTGGATGCGGCCGACGCCCGCAGGAACTACTTTTCCGACGCCTTCCCGGACGCCACGGCCAACCGCCTGCGGGTTCGCATGGCCGAGACGATCGCCCCCTTCCGGCCCGGCGACCGCTGGCGAGTGTACCGGGGCGACGCGGGCGACGGGGAGGCGACCATCCTGGCCCACGACCGGCTTATCCGCCGGGGCGGACGAGGCGTCGGGGTCGGCTATCACTTCGGCTACGGCGGCTTCGGCTTCGACGGCTTCGCGGCCAAGGGCTTCGGCTACAACTTCGGCTACGGCGAGTTCGGCTTCGACTGCGAGATGCTCGAATGGACTTCCAAGCCCCTGCCGCCGGGGACGTACCCGGTGAAGTCCAGCATCGTCGATGCCGCCGGGAACGAATCCACCGCCGCCACCGACACCATCACGCTGACCGCCTACGCCCGCCCGGCGCAGAGCCTGTCGGTCAGCAGCTACACCAAGGGAACCGACACGCTGGTCCTGTCGTTCACCGAATCTGAGGACATTACCTGATGGCAGAAACCGCACTTTCCAATGCCGCCGCCAACGCGCTGAGCGGCACGACCGACTCGGACACCGATGCCGTCTATCCGACCATCGGGGAATCGACGTACTACACGACGATGTACCGCATGCTCCAGCGGATGCTGGAAGTCGAGAAGCTCGTCAACGAACTCCGCGTCTACCAGGACGGGGCGTTGACCTTCGGCGTGCGTGCGGGCAGGGCATCGCACGGCACCAACGTGTACTCCTACGCCGGGGCGACCGAGCAGAGCCTCACCGATGACACCACCAACTACATCTGGCTCCAGGTCGATTCCGGGGCGCTGACGCTGTATGTTAACACCTCGGCCTTCCCCGACCCGTCGGCGACGCCGCACATCCCCCTGGCCACCATCGCCACCGGCACCGCATCGGCGCTCGGCTCGGGCGACACCTACACGCATGAAGACATCACCGACTATCGCGGCCGAGCGATTTACGAGCTGATCGGGTAATGGGCACCAGCGAAGTTGCTTGGAGGGTGTTTGCATTGTGTTTGCCCAAACACGTGAACCCCTGTATATAAAGTTACTTACCTATATCTAGACCGTTAAAATTATATCATATTGGATATAATTTTAGCTTACATTTTCTGTTGCCGATCTGTATAATATCTCAGGAGGTGACAGAGATGGCTACGCAGCATGACATACTGGCGGTTCTCGACAAGCGGCGCCGTGAGCTTGGCCTTTCCATAGCGAACCTGGCTCGGCATGCGGGACTCGGGGTGGCTACAGTCCAGCGTGCATTGCGGGGTCGGGGTACGGATTCCTACGCCGTGATCTGCGCAATGGCAGGCGTGCTGGGTGTGCGTATTGGCATCGTGGGTGAGAGTACAGTTTCTGCGGTTCGCCGAAGGCAGGCTGATGGCAAAGCCCAATGGCTGGTACAACTTACCAGGGGTAATGCTGCACTGGAAAATCGGTTTATTACTGAGAAAGATGCGGCGCAGTTTCGAAGGGGGGCGAGCCAGAGGCTGCTAAGGGGATCCAACTACGCGCTATGGGCATAGTCGGCAATGGCAGACGAAGGAGATATCGGGCTCCAGTTGGTGACAGAGCGGTATCTCAAACGCCGAGCCACCAAGCGCATGGCCCCGTTTACAGTGGAGTGGATGCTGGGGCTGCACAAAGAGATCTTTGGTCGCGCCTGGCATTTTGCGGGGACCATCCGGCCGGACCGGCCAAGGTTCGGGGTCCCCAGCGGTCGAGTGCGGCTATGTCTATCAGAGTTAGCTGACAACATCCACGCCTGGGCTCACGACCCCGTCGAAGCGTCCGCTGACCTACACTCCGAAGCCGTGAGAATACATCCGTTTGCAGATGGCAATGGACGATGGGCACGGCTTATGGCGAACATCTATCTCCGCCAAGAGACACGGAAGATTGTCATGTGGCCAATCGATGTCCGCAAACCAAACAGTAAACTGCGTAACGCATACCTCGATGCCATTGAGGCATCCGTTGAACGAATGGACTACGGGCCGCTCTACTCTCTGCACCGGCGGTTTGCGATCATCCCACAGTAGTGAAACTGTCTGCGCCAATGATCTCCGGGTGGTGTGTGTGCTGCTTCGCTGTGCCCGGTCAGTTCGCCCGAAGTGATTGGAGTTGATTGGCTGATGCCCTTCACCGGCTACAGAGTCTATCGCGGCACCGGCGGGCTGGGGAATGTGGATTTCTCCAGTTCTGTTGGCTCGGTCGCGGCGGGGAACGACAGTATCTCCCTGGCGGGGCTGGGGCATACGGCCTCCAGGAAGTACACGTATGTCCTGCGCCCGGTTCTCGCCGACCTTGAGACGCCGGACTACTCCTGCACCGTCGAGGTGTCGATAGATGCCGATGCCGACTGGGAGGGCAACCGCCCGGCGGCGGTCTCCGGCTTTCGGGCCGAGGTCATCGACGGCGGGGAGATTCGCCTGCGGTGGAGCTACACCACCCCCCGCGACAACACCGCGCCGTCGGGCTTTGCCATCTGGCACGGCAGCGGCCTGCCCGTGGACACCGGTGGGGCCGCCGACGCCACCGAGACCTATACGGCCGACGGAAGCTACTCCAAGGACATCACCTTGGCCGACGGGGCGACCTACTACTTCGCCGTGACGGCCTTTTCCGCGACGGCGGTCCGTTCGCCCGCCGCCGTGGTCGGCCCAGTCGTCGCCGACGACACCGCCCCCGCCACGCCGACTATCTACGCCGGGAGTACCTTCTGATAACAAGGCCCTGAGGCGATAGGACGGTAACTTCGCGAAGGGAGACGTAGGAGAGGGCGGGATTCGAATACAATGGCAGCCACCAGGAGTCAGCTATTCAAGAAACGTCCGATCATAGTAAGCGCATATCAGCACGCCGGGCCAAACCCCATCACGATTCATACCCTGGAGGGGGATATGCAGGCCGAGGCGGGGGACTGGATCATCACCGGCGTGAAGGGCGAGAAGTATCCGTGTAAACCGGACGTGTTTGCCGAAACCTATGAGCGAGTTTAGACGCTAGCACGCTACGCTTCGTCTACCGCCTTCTTGATTGCGGCGAAGGTAAACGACATCGCCCACTTGGCCCCGGTATTGAGGAGTCTGTGAGGGCTTGTGTTCGCCTTCTCTGTTTTCACGCCGATGAGTTTCTTACCTAGACTCGCAGCCGTCATAAGCTCCCAGTCAACCCAACCGCTCCTAGACGTGTGCTTACCGACGATGCAGAGCAGGCATGATGCTGCGGCGATCTTCGGCTTGATCCGGCTCTTGATGTAGTCGGCGTCCGTGCTATTGACTCGTGTAGTTACGGACCCATCATAAAACCGGAAGTCGAACTCGTTGTTCTTGTCCCATGCAACAAGCAGATTCTTGTAGTGCTTGTCCTCATCATAGTCGTAACTAATGAAGATCGTCTTAGCCATGTTTCTTCTCCTTGTCAGATTTCATCATGTATTGTGCCCAGTTAGTGTTTTCCTGTGATATCAGGCCCTCAACGCGTTGGACCAACATTTCGAAGCGGTCTTCGCCATCGTAAGGTTCAATCTGCGTCAGGAAAAGGAATCGTTCCTTCTTCAGTGATTCGGCTGTTGTTCTGTACTTTATCCAGTTCTCCTGGAGCTGCAATATAGCCACACTGCCTGCACACACTGTTACGGCGATACCTAGGGCACCTGACAGATACACCGGCCAGAGGTACGCGGGTGACACGAACGCAGAGAGAAAAGGGATTGCTGCAGCCGCAACTACCTCAATCAGGCGAATCCGCTGGAACTTGCGCTTGTGCGAAGTGCTCTTGCCGTCGTACCAAGCTATCTGGTCATCAAGCCGTTGCTCAACGTAGTCCTCAGGTGACATGAGTTCTGGCATCAGATTATCTCCAGATACGGGGGCGCTTGCTAACACACAAAATCCAAAGCCGCACAGCAACACTTACCAGGCAGGCAGACATGCCAAAGGAGACACCATGCCGAAAGACGCCGCTCAAGTAGCATTGCGCGCTCTTGACACCCTGGCCGTGGCCTTAGTGGACATTGGCCACGTATGGACAAGAGAGGAACGCGCCACATATGAATCTGGCGTGTCAGCCCTTCTTTCGATTATACGGTGACTGGTTGGTCGGCTTCAAGCTAACCTGAAGCTCGCACGCTTTGGAGTAAACGGCGTTTTCCGTTCGGCCAAGCTGAAGCCCGATGACTCTTGTGGGGGTGTTTCCCTGCGCGAGCTTCTCTAGCTTGCGCACCTCGGCGCCAGTCCATCGTTTGCCGCTGTTCCGGTTTGACTTGGTCATGATGCTTCCCTTTCCCTATGTGCCCCAAAAGGATTGGCAAGCACGAGTTTGGACGTATTGGGGCTGTCCGTCAAGCGGAATTATTCAAACTGACCCACTACTCGTGTTCTGGCTAAAGGGGTGGCGGATTGACAGGCGCAAAAAAAGACGCCGCTTGCCTAGCGGCGTCGGGTGGCGGTGATTGCCCGCCTAGTATCATTAGCGCAAGTATTATCGGATACAAGTCCCGCATAGTCAAGCGCATTTCCAAAAAAAGTGTGCCGGGGACGGGACTCGAACCCGCACACCATGCTAATGATACTAGATTGGCAATCTAGTGCGTCTGCCAATTCCGCCACCCCGGCACGTTACTCCCTTCTGAGAAGGAAGTAATACTGCTAACAGCCCCATTCCGGGTGACAGCCGCGCTCATCAGCACTGTTATACATCCTCGCATAAATAACAGGACATGTTCGTTCTGGTGTGGTATACTATGGTAGACCAGACAAGGAGGTCTGCCATGCGGCCACGTAGACTGAGACTGCATCCGATGACGGCG